GCAGTACATGAGGCGTTCGACGAGTATTCTCTTGTCGAAGTGCTGAATGGATTTAACTTTGTATGCCCGTATTGCGGACAGATGCCTAACAACTCGTTTACTAAACCCGAGCGAAAGGCGTATGTGTACAGGGACACCTGGAACTTTGTATGTTACAAGTGCAGACCTGCGCATCATGTTATGTGGGAATTTCGGGAATCATATCCTACGATATTTAACCGCCTGCTGTTCATGCTGTATGGACAGGGTAATAAGGGCCCCCAGAAAAAGATTGAACGCCAGTATGTTGAAGGTGCATACCAGTTTAAGGATGGTGAGCTGGTTTCCCTCGAAGAAGAAAATGACCCTGATGTTCAGATAGCCATTGATTTCTGCAAGAAACGTCAGATAAGGGAAAAGGTGTACAAGGAGTGGTTTGTATGCAAGAAGGATAAGCGCTTCTTGGATAAGAACCCTGATGGAACCTTGAAGTTGAATGAGTATGGTCTTCCTACTGGAAACGAGTACGGAAATCGTCTGATTATACCATACTACCGTTTTGGTGGCTCATGGGTTCAGTTCGATGCCCGAGACTTGACAAATAAATCGAAGATGCGCTATCGAAACTATGCTGGCGCTAAGCGTGAGCTGTACAATGGTGATTTTATCCATTTCAACAAGCCGTTTTTTATGCTTGAAGGTGCAATCGACTCGACCTTTATCAAGAACTCCGTTGCTGTCGGTGGATTGAAACACTTCAAGAGCTTTGTCGAGGCAGACCCTAATTTCAAGGAATACAAGGAAAACGGTGTCATCATATTCGATGCTGACGAAGCTGGTATTGACGACCTTCGTACAGTGATGAATATGGGTTTCAAATGGTTCGACTGGTCGAAATTCCGCAATGACAATCCGCAGTCCCCTGATTTTGGCGGCAAGGTAAAAGACATCAACGAAGCCGTGCTAAATTGCTCCGAATTCAAGATGACGCCAGATGGCTATGTAGACCCTGAATTTATCATGGCCCACACATACAGTGCCGAAGCTGGAATCATGTTGTTGAATATGAAGTATGGTGCGCCTAGGAAGCGTTAAGCTTGTCGTTGTGGTCTTTGGCGTATGCGTTATCCCAGTTACTGTCATCAGTAAGATTCGTATTGTCAAGACCTACCTCGATTGTCGGAAGTAGTTGCGACAGGTCGAGGTTTTCTGTATCGAACATAGAAAGTGTCGGGTCTTTCTGACTGATTTCCAAGTGTATGCACGGGTCCACTTCCTTCGGTCCAAAACCCTTAGGAGCATAGAAATCCATCAACAGGGTTTGATATGAGTTGTCCTGTTTTCCGTTTGGCGTGTTCTTGTAAGGTTCCGATGACATATAGCAGATAGATGCGAATTTCTTCAACTGTGCTTCCGTAACCTTCGGGAACTTTGCATAACATACGCTCGTAGCAATATCGACACACTGGGAAACCTCAGGGTCTTTCGTATGGTTAGATACAGGAGTGTCATAGCCGAATGACTTGCACTTTGCAATCATTGCATTCAATGCGGCCTTGGCACCTGCTGAATTAGGAGGGAAAGGTTCCTTTGCATATTTCTGTACATAGACTGGTTTACCGAAGCGGTCGGTAACAATAGAGCCATCCTTTGAAATCCTCGGTTCGAGACCGTCATCACCCTTTCCATAGAACTTGTACCAAATGCGTGCATACTCATCGTTTACTGCACGTCCACGTGAACCGTATGCGACAGTAGGCTGACCAGTCTTCTGCAATGAATTGAACATGATGGTCGCCTGTTTTTCAGGGCTTCTGTAAAGCGATGTGACCATCAGGTATTTCACCCCGGCCAGACGAGCAAGGTAAGTAATCACGTTCTTCGTCCTTGTTGACATTTCGCCTTCGCTAGCCTTATTGTCGATTGTTACATCGGTTGCTGGCGGCAATTTAGAGGCGACGTTTTCGTGTACAAGAACTCTGGCTGCAAAAAGGCCTTTCAGGTTTCTTGAAATCATATTGATACGCTTGCAGCGGCTATCTATACGGGCAAGGTCTGTTCCGTACTCTGGTGGACGGAAACCTACGTACTTGTAAATAAGGTTTGCCTCGTCGCAACGACGTTTTCTCATGTCCATATCCAGTTCCTCTGGGTTTGTACCATAGGTTAGACGGGAAAGGATATCGGCTATGTAGGTGAAGTATTTGTTGGCAAGTTTTTCATCACGAGGAACACCCTCGACTGTAATGGACCTGGTGCTGTTCTTGTCTACGGTAACGACCTGTCCATTCATGATGTACTTGTCGCCTTTAAGAGGAACCATTGACAAGGGCTTTGCATAACCGAGATGGTAATACATTCCAGTACGAAGACAGTAACTCAGGAATGCTGATGTTGCGTAATTGCCGCTTACATCACAAGCGAACCCTGCTGTCTTCAAATAGCTCACCAAAGCAGTCTTGACCGCTTCTGGACAGGAGTTATGGCTGAGCATACCCCAGTGGTAGTATGGCCAGTTCTGTGTGTAAACAATCGGGCCCCATACGGACATCTGCACATAGCGGTAGAAAGAGAACCTAATCTGCGTTTCCGTCAGGCTAAGTCCCTTAACATCGTCATCAAGCTGGTCATAACTCTTTCCGAGCACGACAGCGTTCGATGCTTTCATGATAAGCTCGAATTGTTCTTCTTGAATACCACCCTTGACATCACCTTGCGGCTCACCGTTTTCGTCAACGGTCACCACGGCAAATATCTTCTTGAGAACCATCTCCCTCGTGCTGCCACCGATGTCCAGCGGAATACCTGCACCGATGTACACTGTACCTTCCGATTCGTAGAAGGTTGGACTCTTCTTAATCTCATGGTCGTATAGGAATGACCAGTCTGGCATGAAGTGACCTTTTGGGAAGCACGAACCCATGCTGATGGGAAGTCCACCCAATCCAATCAGGAGAGGCGGGAGAATGTCGATATCGTACGGGTTAAGACCCATAGCGGCTGCGTTAGCCGTATACATGCTTTCGGCAGAGGCGCCAACAGGGGCGAATACGCCGCTAGCAGAAATACCAGCCTGCAACGCATCTGTCTTCGACTTGGTACATGTGAGGAAGCCGTCAAGCTTGTTGATGATTTCTTCAAGCTTGGTCGTCATAACGCCGTAGGTCTCGTTTCCGAGGAAATCCTGTATCATGTCGGATATTGCGGAAGCGAGGGCGCTCATGCGGCGTTTGTTGTAGTCGGGAACGGAGTCTCGTTGCCACGGGGTCAGACCGTTGCTTTCGTCGTCGATGTCATAAAAGCCATGCTTGTTCAGAATTGAGTAGAATGCACCTTCTCTAGCGGTGGTTTGTGCAGCAGCATCGTCGATTGCCGTCTTTAGTTCCCCTGTGTAGTGACCTGAAATCATTTCTTTCTTCCTCTGAGGTGGATGATTACGCTACCGTTTTCACCGTTGTTCTTACCACTGTGCCCCTTTCCTACGAAAGTGTAATCCATTTGCTTGCCGTCGTGCATGAATGTCAGCTTGACATCCTTTTCGATGAAACCTGACCCGTTGCACACATTGCATTTTTCCTGTGGTTCAAGCCCACGACCGTTGCAGACTTTGCAGGCCAGGATTACATCATGCAGTCCGTCTTCTTTGCGTTGGACCGTACGAACCTTGCCGATACCGTTACAGTGAGTGCATTTCCTGAAACGGCTTGCTCCTGTTCCAGAACAGTTGTAGCATAGGCACTTGCGGGTATAACCGATGGTGATTTCACCTGGCTGGAACAACCGTTCGTTGCTAAGCCTGATTGTGCGGGTTACATTTCTTCCCCGTTTCTGGTATTTCTTGTCTACGGGCTTCTTGTGGAAGTTCTTGCAGATGTTGCATTCTCCGAACAGTTTTGACCATAGTGTGAAATCTGAGTTGTTTTGATGTTCACGGTCGTATTTCTTGCGGAGTTCTTCTGTTTTTATCAGACTGTATGCTTCGGTGAGTTCAGCCATCTTGTCGGAGGTGTCCGTTCCAGAATGGTCTGGATGGTACAGTTTCGCCAATTGGCGATACGCTGCTTTCACCTGTTCGTCAGTGCAATCTGGCTCTATGTTTAGTACGGTATACGGGTTCATTTTGTGCCTCTTTTTCAATCAATAGTTTATATTGCGTGCAGAAAAGCATGTCGCTACATTATAAACTATGTTAGAATAATGCTGGATTGACTATGAATACAAGAATGATTGCAGAAGCGACTAACAAACGCAGGAAATCTAAGCGTAACAGTGGCGGAACCCCGAAGTTTGTTCCGAACATTGGGTTTGGCAAGCGTAACTTTGCGGGGGCTTGGACATCTGGACGAGCATACGGACCAATCTTTCCTATGGGTATGGGCTGGGGCGAGATGTCAAGCGTTCCTGGTGGTGCTTGTGGAGACGGTACGATTGCTGCTGATGCATCTGGTGCAGGTGCAGCAATGGAAGCTGTCGAGGACATCAAGAACGACGACGAAGACTTGATGATTAGCGACAAGGATAAGCTCATCTATGCCCTCCGTGGTATTATCGAGAATGCCAAGGTTGCATACGAGGCCGTTACGGGTGTTCCGTACGACGAAGATGACGATGTTCCTGACCCAAAGGATGAAGACCCGGCCAACCAAGACGAATTTGAGGATGACGACGAAGGTTCTGACGAAGACGGTAGCGACGACAACTAAGCGGTACGGTTATGGATAGTAATAACGTCCTACAGAATGAAGTGTCCGACGTTTACCAGAAGACGCTGATGAGTATACCACAAGGGATTACATCTTTTAGGGATGTGGTCACTAATAAGGATTTTATAAATAGTTTCATCATGTTCTTCGATGGAAGTAGGTTGGATAATGTTCGTATGGACGTTGACGACGACCGATGCCGCCAGAAAGTAATTGCACTTTTTAGTGAAATCCAGCGTGACCTGCATAACGCACGTAATAGCGATGTAGAGCTGGAAGGGTTGTCTAGTGACCTCAATATCCTCCGTATGTACATAGACGGTCGAAAGGATTATGACGATACAGTAAAAAATGCGTTGTACAGTGCACAGAACATGTCCATGGATGACCCTGAGGCTGCGGCTCTCTTTAAACAGGCTGACGAGAAGCGTAAGGCGATTCGTGCGTACATGAAAGGCACTGGTGGAACATACGATTATACTCGTGAAGGAATACGGAATTATTTCTTAAACAAGGGTGTTATTGAGGAAGTCACGGACAAACATGGGCGTGAAACTGATAATATAGTCAAGCAGGCAATGTTAGAACGCCCGTCTGAAGTCGAAGAATTAGTAAATGCGTTAACACGTCTTGTTGAAAGTGCTTATAAGGCTACGGACAAAGATGTTTGCCTATGGGTTGCTGACGTTTCTATGTCTGGATTGCGATTTGGTCGAGAGTATCTTGCCGAGCAGTTGGAAACTACGCCTGAGCAAGTCAATGAAATGTTGGTCTCATTTTCTGGTTCGGAACATCAGGATGATGACCCCAATTACCCGATTATCAGTGCAACAGCGGCGTGCCGAAGATTGGCTGTGCTTACGAAAGGTAAGGTGACTTATCTTAATAAAAACGCAGAAGAGGAGAAAGAGTCGGGAGTAATGGTGTTGTCTGACCCGTACATGAAGTTGATTTTCGACATGATTCAAAGCGGTAAGGTATCCAAAGAGCCTAACGGACCGATAAATATAGTTGATGCAACAAAGATAGTTCCAAATGACATCACGTCTCTTTGTAGGAAGGTCACCACGTCATTGTTTAACCTTGGTCCTATTGACGACGGTAAGGAACATACGGCAGTGCAGTTCAAACCCAACTTTTCTGTAAGTATCGATAAGTTGAAAACGTATATCGATTTCCTTACCAGCAATGAGTTGAAACCAGTTGTAGACGCTACCATACAGAAGGAGTGCATGAAGCTGGCAGAGGCATATATATTGACAAAGGCCGTGTATAACACATTCAATGGTGGCATCATGTCGTATTCTGATAGCGATACAACCTATGACGAAAAGAACCTTCCGTCGATAAATACTTTCTGTAAGGAAATCGGTAAAATTTGTGGTGAATACTCCAAGTTGGGTATTGAGCCAACCGATATTTTTGATGCCAAGATAATGTTCAGGTCTGATATTCCTTATTTCCCGATTGAGGAAATCATTAGTCAAAATGTAAACCTGTATGACAGAATGCGTCAGTACAGTACGGGTGCTAATGATGCGGCTGTAGCAAAGGCAAAGAAACGTGTTGTTGAGAAGAATTTGCCAGTGCAAGATGTATCAGAAGAATTCTCATCTAAATTCAACCAAATGATGAAGGGAGCCGCCTCTCTTGACGAATACTGCGAGAATTTGAAGATATCTACGATGATAACATCTAGGCAGTTTGGTGTTGCCTTTAATATGGCGTGTATCGGCATAACATATGCTGATAATGCAGAGGTAAATGATAAGGATACTGAGTCCCACTTGTGGTCTGTATTGAAAAAGTTGGCAAATAATACTCCATCTGAGTTGGGTGAAGATGTGAAGAAGGAATTCATGAATGTCGCATATACACAAGAGAACCTGATGTACAGGTTGAACCTTGCTGTTAATGCTGGCGTGGTTACCTCCAAGAAGGGATATCACTTTTCTGGCAATTTGGGAACCATAGAAAATGGTGTTAACAAGCAGGCTGGACTTATCAACAGTGTTATGAAAATCTTCTTGGCGTACACAAGAGGACTGCGCTACAAGAAGGCTACCGTAGCTTTGCAGAAAAAAGGATTTACAGTGCCAATGTCTACCGATGTTGTCAAGCCCTATGTGGCGCTCGTGTATAACATAGCGAAAGAATATGAGGATGCCTTCGCCAGAAATAACGGAGAAGCATTGGGCTGCTCAGTGGAATGGTCACACAAAATAATTGAAGAATTCGAGAATTTATACAAGAGGGGTTAAAGATGGCCGCTAGGTTGGAACTATATAAATACACTGGTAAAGACGGAGACTTTGGTACACATGTGGAAAGCCTTGGTCTCAAGCGTATTGATACATGTGTCCCGTCTGTTTATTCAGACGAACATCTGAATGGTGACACAAAGCCGTCGGATGACGCAAGTGATTGTGCAACATATTGCATTTACAGGCCAGATGACCCTGAGTGCAAGGCATATTCTTTCGAGTGTGTTTTCAAGCTCATGTTGAAAGACCCGCCCGACGTTCAGTTGAGCAACGTTCGCCTGTATCCAGTCGGACCTCGACCCGAGGAACCTGATACTGCTAGGCTGTACATAGGAAACTCTGTGGAATATCACCAGCCGACTAACACCAAGTCTGTAATTGCCGTGAACGATATTTGGGATTACAGCAAAGACCATCCGTTCTACTTGACGGTTGCTGGAAACAGCGGCCAGATGCTGGACTATCGTTTGACAAACACTTCGTACAATGTCGAGTGGAAGGACTACGGTTTCGGCAACGTGATGGTTATGAACGGGGTTCGTCAGCCGATGATACCTATTCCGAACAAGCAGGATGGCACCCCAGTGAAGGTGACGTTCTTTAACCACACGTTCATGCCGACCGAGGCTGACTTTATCAGGTTCGTTGACCCTGATACTGGCATCGACATTACCGACGACGAAGAATTTGTCATAGACCGTGGTGTGGCCGAGAACAATGTGCAGTATTTGACTATTGCTGTGGACATGAAGTTCATGTTGGCCCATCCGAAGGGCATCATCTACCATATTCCGCAGTTCCCGCCTACGACAGGTTACTTTATCTCATGGGCATTGCTGCCTTCTCAGGCCGAACCTGGTGGCAAGGTCACGGACAAATTGGTGGAAACGGTTGATGTACAGGTGAAGTGTGGCCCTCATGGTCATCCTGAATACTACCTGAACGGAGCTAGGAAGCCTATGCTGACCCTTGCTCCTGGTGTAATCTACCATTTCATCAACCATGACGGCTCTCGCTTCCCGATGAGGTTCATCAAGGATTGCCGCATCCCGAACGCAGCTGATGTGAATAACATAGTGGTTGACGGCGTGACTGTCCTCAATGGCGGTACAGACCAAGAGGAAATCTTTGTTGACCCAGAAATCACCTTGAAGCATGGCGCCTGCATAAATGCATATGAGGCTGTCTGTGAGATGAATGTGGGAAATTCCGCCTTCGTTCACCCTATCTGCATGGTCGGAAACTACAATATTTGCCGTCCGATGGGCTCGATTTACAACCCGATGCTGGCCGGAGAGACCGATTACGTCTACTTGCAGCTAGAAATTGACGGAAAGACCAAGCCTGGGTACTGTGTACCCGACATTAAGATTGAATATGATGAAAATTAATTTTTAACAGTTGATTAAATCCTATAAACTATGTGTATAATGAATCGTTTTACGAGGAAGAAAATGTCTAACGAAAAAGAACAAAAACCAACGGTGCTTGAAGCAAATCTCGCTTTCGATGCTTCGCCCGCTCTTTTTGAGTCAATTATGGCTGAAGGTCCCATCAAGTACGGACTGGACGACGACGGTATCGACATGATTACTACCCCAGAAGGTGATGAGGTTGTAGACCCTCGTTCCATCATGGATGTTAATGTCAATGCTCCTGTTCAGTCTGGTGCTAGGTTCAATTCAGAAATTGACCAAATTTCCCAGGAAGAAGGCGACCAATACATGAGTCAGTTCCAGGACTACATCGAGAATATCCACAAGTTGGAAATCACCGATGATGATATCGATGTTGCTGGTGCTACTATTCAGATGCTGAACAATACTCGACAGGACGTTGCTGGTTACATCCATCAACAGATTGCTGACGCAACTGCTCGTCTTAGCAAGCAGAACGTCAACCCTGCTCAGCCTGAAGGTGTTGCAACTGACATGACTGGCGATGACCGTATCCCAAGTGAAGAAGTTCCTGGTGGTATGGACGCTGGCATGGAAGGCGGCATGGAACTCGGCGAGGAAGGTGCTCCCGACCTTGGCGATGACGGCTTGAGCGAAATTGATACCACGACCCATCTGACACCAGAGGAAGATACTGGTGATGCTGGTCTTGGCGATGTCGATATGGGTCTTGGCGACCTGGGTTCTGAACCTGCTGCTGAACCTGCTCCTGAGGCTGGCCTTGATGCTGGTGCTGATATGGGTCTTGGCGAAGAGCCTGCTGCTCCTGCCGAAGGTGAAGGTGAAGGTGAACCTGCTTCCGAAGAAGGCGCTTCCGACGATGGTGACTACGACCCGTTTAGCGACCTAGACCTTGGCGAAGGCGAGTCCGCTGGTGAAGGTGAGCCTGCTTCCGAAGAGGAATCCGCTCCAGAAGAAGGTGCTTCCGAGGAAGAACCCGCTCCCGTAAGCGAAGATGAAGGTTCCGGTGAAGGTTCCGATGAACCCGCTGGCGAAGCTGACGAGGGCGAGGAAAAGGACAAGAAAAGCGAACCCTTGACCGAATCGGTGTACAAGCAAAATTTTCGTGCATGCCTTGAATCTGTGATTAACACATACCAAGAGCTCTGCAAGCGTCGTGACGCTCAGGCTAAGTGTGAGGCTATCGTGAATGCGGCAAACAAGAAGATGCTTGCTGAGTCCGTTAACCAGAACAGCCTCAAGGCAAAGTGCGAATCCATCGTTGGTGCTTACCGTCAGGCAACCGCCAAGACTAAGCTGAAAGCCAAGCTGGAATCCATTGTTGGAAAGTACCGTCAGCAGAAGATGATGGCTGAATCCGTTGCCAACAGTGCTCCCGCAATGAACCAGAAGCCCGTCATGAACGAATCTGCTCGGTTTGCAAAGATGAAGGCTCAGTGCGAATCTATCGTTAACGACTTCCGTAAGGCAGAATCCACTGCTAATACGGCAAAGGCTATTATCGATAGCTACAAGCAGAGCCTCGTTTAATAAGGACTGCACTAAATTTCAATAGACGACGGATATATGTCCGCCGTCTTTTTTAATAGCCTGAAATTCGTACCAGATTATAAACTATTTTTGAAATAAAGGCAGTTTATTATGGCGACTAACATATCTCGTAAATACACTAATATCTCGTATGATGACATCAGGGACAACTTGTTGACCATCTTTAAGGCTAAGGGTGGAAAGCTGGCCGATTTTAGCACGTCGTCATACGGAAGAATGATGATTGAACTTTTCTCTGGCGTGGCCGACCTCATGGCATACTACGGAGAAAGCTCGTTCAATAACGCATTCCTTGAAACTGCCTACAACACCCCAGCAATCTATGCTGGTGCTAGGATGCTTGGGTACAGCATTCGCAGACCCGTACCAGCAAAAGCGGCATTCGCCATACAGACGAAGAAGACAGGTGTTTACGGAAAGATTAAGATTTTCATCCCGATGGGAACCCAGTTCAGTATCGGAAGCAGCATCCTTACTGCCGTCACCGACTCCGAATGGGAATACGACAGAAACAACGACCCTGATGAAACTGGCCTTTTGAAACTGATATCTGGAAACTGCGTTTGTGCAGAAGGATACTTCAAGGAAACTGTCTTTGTGTCCAACGGTACTCAGAACCAGACATTCTATCTTGTCGATGGTGGATTTAGCGACTATTTCGGGGAAAATGACCCCAACTATTCAGAAGACCACAAGTTCGAAAGTAGGAAGAACACATTTACGAGTGTCACTACGGATGCTTCCCTTGTAGATAACTTTGATAGCACCGATGCAATCAACGGAAATATCTACTGGAGAATTTCCCGTAGAGGTTTCATTGACCCTGCGTTGGAAAACAAGGTAAACGACATCGAAGCATTTGTCGAAGGTGAAAACTCGACAACCAACTATACGGTTTTGCTTGAAACTGCAAACGACGGAAGCGTACAGGTAAGGTTTGGCGACGGTTTGAAATCCGCTATTCCTTACGGAGAAGTGAAGGTTCATTACTTCTACACAAACGGTGAACGTGGAAACCTCATCAACGTCGTTGGAACGAAGATTAACCCGTACAAGTCCAACATCCATATTCGTAATGAATATGAGAACGAGTCCGATATCAAGCTGGATGACCTGAGCTTCGCTTTGACTAGCGACGTTAGGGGTGGCCTTGACATTGAAAGCATCGATTCTATCAAGAACAATGCTCCGTCAATCTATGCTACTTTGGATAGGTTGGTGAATAAGTTGAGCTACCAGATATTCCTCAGCAGGTATGCGGACATCAAGTATGCAACTGCATTTGGCGAAGACATTCTGAATACTAAACTTCCTGACGGAACACTTGACATCAAGTACATGAACCAAGTTAGGTTCACTGCTATCAAGGACCTTTACAGGTTGAAGGATGACAAGTATTACCCAACAGCACCTGATGAGTATTTCCTCTCTGGTTTCAAGGTTAACGGATTGATGTATATTTGGCAATACGATAACCAGAAGATGCCTGACAAGACTTGTGCATACAAGTTTAGGGATGCCATGGAAGCCGCTGTTCAGAATGTGGCTGAAGCTATGGCTCTTACCCGTGGCGGTACGGTTGCTGAAAACAAGCAGATGCTGATGAAGGCTATGCCTACTGGACAGTCGTTCCAAGACATCATTACTCTCCCGTATGTAGATACGGTATTTGGAGCAAAGGTGACCCCGTATGACTTTGTTGAGGTCGGTAGCGAAATCGACAGCATCATGAGGGCCTTGAACCGTCGTGGAATGATTACGGTCGGAGCTGGCTACCACATGTATGTGTACCCAGTTGTTCACAACTATAATATCAAGCTGGAACTTATCCTGTATCGTGGTAATAATTTCAGCGACATCAAGGAAAAGCTGAAATACACTGTGTACAAGTATCTCAAGGACAATACCGATTTCAAGACAGGAATTTACAGGTCGAGGATTGCATCCTTAATCCATACTTTCCCTGAGGTCGCTGGTGTGAATGTTACCTTCGAGGCGGCCAACGACATGTACGATGGTTTGGATTTGACCGACTTGACATGGATGGGTGATGCAACGAGCGAGTATATCACATCTGGCTCTATAAGCAAGGACGGGTTCGAAATCACGCTTGGATATACACACCATGCTCCTGGTCATAGCTCTGTTACTGAAGACCTTACGTTCCCTGTTCCATCTCAGAATGAAATATCTAATCTCATCAGTGCATACTACAAGCAGTATCTGGCTACGACCACTGAGGGAAAATATGTTGTCAGGGACGGTATCAACGAGGATGATGTAGACAAGTTTGTTGCATATATTTGGGACCTTTTGATGCAGTCTATGTTCAAGTCTGTGTATGCCGCATACAAGGATGCTCGTGGAACGGGCGACCTTGAACGTGCGAA